GTTCTGCCACCGAATCTAGATTTGTAAGGTCTTGTTCCAAAATCGTTTCTCATATTTTCTCCTTATTATTTTTTTCCATTTCTGAAAATTTGTGTACCCTTTATACCAAATATTGACGCAACTACAAGTATCCAAAGATTAGTAAACCATGACGGCAATGATTGAAAATAGTCAAAGAAAAGCTTTACCTTTTCCATAGCTGCCGGATCGTCTGACATAACTGCCCACATTAACACAATTATGGGCGCCGAAATAATCACGAGAACAAATTCGTCCTTGTAGTCATTTTGACGGGCTTCTAACAGTTTCCCCTGATATTCTTCCTCGCCGCGAGCTTGACGCTCTGCGTGTAAAAGTTGTGCATCAGACATAGCAACTTTTGCTTTTTGTCTGTTAGCATAAATTTTACCACCAGCTTGTAATGCTATTTTAGCTAAGCTGAACCAAGCCATAAATTAATACCAAGTTGCTTTTGCTGGCTTCTTTTCTTTTCTAAAAGCCTTTGTTCCTCTAACATCAACACTATCTCCAGTTGCAATTCTAGCACTTGATCCTCTAATACTAGATTTAGCTCTTGGATCTTTTATTAAATTCTGAGGTGGAATTTCTATTTCAACTCCGCCTGTAAGATAGCCGTCCTTGTTAGTAAACATTGACTGATTGTATCCTTTGCCTTCTTTTGTCATATTTTCTCCTAAGGTTTATATATACTAAGATCTAGGTCCTTTCAAGACCTTCACATCTTTAGCCTTCATTTTATCTGAAGTCAGTTTAACGTCAGCAGATATCAATGATTTTTCAATTGCTGTATCTGCTCTTAGATTAGCCAAATCTTCGTTCTGTTCAAGTTTATCATCAGTGATTTCTCTGTTTTGAACCATCTTAGCTTTATCTAAATTAATTCTTGCATCTACTTCTTGTTGTTTTCTTTCTGAATCCATTGCTTTTAAATCTACTTCTCTTTGTTTTAATTTAAGTAATGGGTCGTGATCGAATTGAGATGTAATTTGTTTTTCTTCCTTCATAAACTCTTCAGTCATATCTGCAATCAATACAGCTTTTCTAGCTTCTATAGTTTGAGATATTTGTTGAAGTTGTTGTTGTACTTGTGGATTTTGAACAGCTGCTTGTTGCATCTGTGGTAACATTTGAAACTCTTTTGTAAATTCCAATTGTACTTGTTCTTGTGCCATCAATGATATGTGCTCCATAATATTTTTTTCTAATGCTGCAGTAATGCTAGGATTATTTCTAACAAAATTACTAGCCATAAAATTTAAGTGAGCTGTTATGTGAGCTCTATGATCTTGACCTGGAAACGCTTGGAATGGTTTCATACCCATTGCATCAATGTGTTCGATTGCAGGATCTTTAGGTTGATTTGGTGGAGGTGGTGGTAATATTCTATCAATATCCTTTACACCTAATGCTTCATACATTTTTCTATAACACATATATAAATTGTGCATCTGTGGATTAGACATAGCTAATTGTAATTCAGATTGTGCTAATGAAATTCTTTGTGACATAGAAAATATATTTGGATCAGCGATAGGTAGAATATCTACTCTATCATCAAAATCTTGAACTTTAATATTTCTTTGTCCACCTACTACATCGTATGGATATTCTGGCGGTAAATAAGTTTTAAATACTCCTGCCAATAATTTAAATTCTTGCTTTAATGAAACATACAGTCTCTTATGGATTGCTGACATTACTCTTGAACCACGTTCCAAAAGAGCTACAGTCGTACCAACAGCTGCTGATTGGTTCCCGTCACCGACTTGCATGTCAGCAATCGACGCGAATCTTTGTCCTGCTTGAACGACTATTCCCATCAATTGCAATAATGTAGCTGAAGGTTCCTTATATGGTAAGAATACAAATGCATCCTTTAAGTTTCCTCCTGGTGTATCTACATCTTTAAATTCACCCGGTTGTATGTTTGCAGCGTCATCTTTTACTCTAACGCCTCTTTGTTTAAATCCTGCCGGAAGATTTGATAATGTTCCCGCGTCTAATAACTGACGGAGAGCCGCAGTTGCAGTACGGCTCAATCCGCCAATCATATGAATGAGTCCAAGGCCATAAAATCCTAGTCCTGGCAGAAATTTGAAGTGGACGAAATATTGGATCTTATTTTTCAATGGATCATTGGGCGCGAAGTTTCGTCTAATAGACAAAACCTTCCGACTACCTTGCTCGACTGTAACGATGTAAGGTAATTTTATTCCTGTTGGTTCGCCATCAGCGCCAACATCTTCGAAACCTTCTAAATCAAGGTCTACGTGGAATTCTAATAATGTGTATAATGGTTCAACTCTTTGTGACTTAGTTAAACCTTCTAGCTCTCTTTCTTTTTTCTTAACCTCATTTGTAGTAACATCTTGAGGTCTATTTAATTCTATGTCACTATAAAAACCATTTACTTGTTGTTTACGTAAATCATTTTCTGAAACTTTAATTACATGACAAACAGAAGTTGCATCTTGTAAAGATGTGGCTGTGTATGGCACAATTAAATCATCAGCAGGAACAAATTTAGAAACAGCTCTGCCTAATAAATCATCATAATAAACTTTTTTAAATGTAGATCCTGCAAGTGGTAAGTAAAATAACATTTGATCAAATTCAGGTTCGTATTCTTTCATTTGATCCATTAATTGATAATTCATAAAATCTTTAACACGTTGTGACTGTTGTTCTTTCATAGGATTAGTTGCACCCATAACTTGTGTTCTAACAGGACCATCTGCTGGTAATAATTCTTTATAAGCTAAAGCTTGAAACTGTGTAACAGCTTCTGCAAGAACTGGGTGTGTTGCACCTGAAGCTCCTTGAAAGGGCTCAGTTCTATTTTCGTATTTAAATCCTAAAAGATCTAAACCAACAGTATAAGCTCTTTCCCAATCTGAACGAGATGCTTTATATTCTCTATAATCAGCTTCTAATCTATTAGCTATTGGATCAGTAATGTCTTCTGGTAATAATTCGTTTAAGTTTGCAAAGTGATCGCCTTCTTCTGGTAAAGGCATTGCTTTTGGATCAAAATCAATTGTAGCACCATCTTCATCTTCAGTAACTTCAACTGGACCTTTTTCTGTTATATCTTCCGTAATATCAACCTCAGTCGTATCCGACTTTGGTTTATTCAAAATAATATTAGGGAGCGTTTTATCTATATCTGCCATTTATACTCCTATATTCTTCTAACACGATTATACATTGAAGGCAACCCCTGCGGAGTTGGCCCTGATTCGGGTGGAATTGCATTAGGTCTTCTGATTGAAGCTATACCACCACCCATATGACTTGCTCTACCACCTTTTGAAAAAAACACACCTGGGTAATTATATTGTAAATCCATAATATCATCTTCATTTATAGGTTGGTCATAAGTATACCCTCTAGCTTTATTACGAAGATATAATTCTCTAGGTTCCATTTCTTTTAAATATCTTGCTTCTTTTTGACGTTCAGATTCTAATGGTCTAAATCTTTTTGGACCATATGGAATAATTCTACCTTGCAACACATTTTTTGCACCTTGAGTAAGATGATCAAAAGCTTTATAAAACCCTTCACCCCATGTGCCTGCTGCAGTATCAACTTGACTTTTTTGTTTATCAAAAGCTTTTCTTTTTTCTCGTTTTAATTTTTCTTTTGCAGCTTTTGTTATATCTTTAAAAGGTTTATAATAATCTTCTTGAGTTATAACATCTCTTGCTTTTGAAAGTTGTAGTGGAGAAGCTGCACCACCAGCTTTACTAATAGATACTTGATCAATAACTTTTTGACTTAAATTGCCTAAATTTTCATTTTGTTCTTTCATATATCTATCTAAGTTTTTTTGAGCGTCATCTGCTTTTTTATAATAACCTAATTCTTTTAAGTTCTCTATTTCTTCTTTTGCTTTTACATAATATTTATCAAATTTTTGCCCTGCAACATTTAACTTATAAATATCATCAAAAGCTCTTGCATCTATGCCCATTGACTCAGCAGTTTTTTTTAATCCTTTCATGTATTCGTTATTACTTTTATACGCTCCAAATGTTGCATTTTTTAAAGCTAGTTCCTGTGCTTCTTTTTCAGGCATTCCTTTTGAAAGCATATTTTGTTTATCTATATAATAAAATATTGCATCTGGAATACCAAACCATTTACCAGCAATTCTAATCCCTTTACCTGCTCCTCTAGCAACGCCCTCTGCTAATTCTCTAGACAGAAAACCTCTCTCTCCTTTTGGTATATTTTTTAAAAAATTTTTTCCTGTAATTCTTTTATCAGTTGCTCTGTCGCTATAGAACTGTATAAGTTCATTTGTATTGTTAAATTTTTTATTATATCCAATTTCATCTAATTTTGATTTTAGCAATTCAGGTTTATCTTTATATATTTGTTTATAAATACCTGCTTTTTGGTTAGCTATTCTATCTATTAATCTTAAACCACCTTTATTTCTACCAAATGGATCATTCCATAAATCAGCATGATCAACTTCCATAAATCTTCTATCCCAATAACTCTTTTTTCCAGTTAAATTAACAGCTTGCTCTTTAAGAAGTGTATCAAGTTTAATTTTTTTACCATCTTTACCAACAACCATAGTGTCCATATAATTAACTAAATCTTCATCATATATTTTGTAAAGATTACCAAATTCTTTGTTATATAATTTTCTAGAATCTACATGATTAAGATAATTATTTTTGTATGTTTGTCCTTCAAACTCAACTGTATCAATAGAAGGATCTACAGAAAATAATCTCCCTGTTTCATTATCTATAAACTGCCAATCTGACATAGCTGTTATAGCAGGATCAGTAATAAACTTTACTTTAGGTTCGAGACCAGCAGCTTTCATTTGCATATAATTTCTTTTTGCAGAATCTAAAATAGCTCTAATTTCTGGATTCTGAGAAAACATACCGTGACCTGAAACTGTAGGTAGTTTTTTTGAAACAATCTCACTATAGTCACTAATTAATCTTGGAGTGCCATCAGCATAATTTACATATTTATTAAAAGAAAGTTTATTACGTAATCCATTAAACAGTTTTTTGTTATCGGCATAAATTTTACTACCTTTCCACGTTCCTTGTGGATTGCCATTTGCCCAATTATCTAAAGTTCCTCTAGACACACCAAATTTCTTTTGTATATGTTGCATAGGAGCTTGAAAATCTTTAACTAATGCATTTTCAGCTAACATAACGTTGTTAACGTAGTTATCTATTTTTTGAAATGTATTGTTTAATTTACCCATTTCTTTATTAATAGATTTACGAAGATTTCCCCCTGTTCCAATATCTTGCCACCCACCTTTCCAACCTGCTTTAATTAACGCATCTTTAGAAGTAAGTGTTTTTTTATAGCTGTTATTAGATTCAGTTATAATTTCTATTAACTTATTTAATTTTTCTTGATTTGCAGGTCTAATTTTTCCTTTTTGTAGTGCTCCTGTAACATGTTTACCAAAATCTTTTCTTCCGCTTCCAGGTCCACCATACCCAGGTCTCGATCCATCAACCGATGGTGCAACTAACTGACCACCTTCAGCCATGTTGAATGGTCTTTCTAAATTTATTCTTTGTAAATACTCTTCGTAAGTTTCTTGGTCTGGATTAAACTTACCTTCTAGTTCGTCTTTAAGTCTGCCTGGTACTACGTCATCGGATAAAGCTGCTTGGTCCATGGACCGTGGTTTTTCAAGCGCGGATCTTAGAACAGGATTCTTGATCACCGGATCACTGCTGTTCTCTAATCCAAATTTAATTAATTGTTTAAGATTCATTATTCGCCTAACATGTTAGCAAGACCGCCTAATGCGTTTTTAGTTCTTGGTGTTTTTTGAATTACTTGTATAATCTCTTCAGTGCCCATTCCTTTTTCTTGCATCGTTAATGCTTCTCTCATAGTAGCTTTAACTTCAGCAATTCTTTGCTGATTTGTATCTGTTAAAATTTGATTTAATAAATCATCTGTAATTCCCGGAAACTCTTGTCTCAATTCTTCTTCTGGAGTCATTTTTAATTGTTTTTGTAATAATCTGTCTGCATACTGTTGTTCTGGATTAAATCCAAAATATTGGTGTGCACTTTCTGGAAGTTCTCCAGTTTTTTGGTAATTTGTAGCTTCTTTAGTAAGATCGTCATGTAATTGAATTTTTTTATCTAAAGATAAATTTTTAAATGCTCCTTCTCCTCTTCGAATATCAGTTGATGTTTTAAGAAATAATTTTTCAATAAATTTTTTATACTCTTTTGATTGCCGGTATTTTTTTGCTAGTTTAAAAGCCCATCCGCCACCGACAAATGGAACACGGCCACCGAATGCGTAATCATCAACAAGATCACTTGGATCAGGACCAGGTCCGTATTTTGTTTCTAGATACTCCGCTTGTTGAACATTACTTTCATTTAATGATTTAAGTTCATTCTGTTTCTGTTTAGCTATTGCTAATTCTTTTTTGCTTAAAGGTTTACCAGTTGCAAACTGCTTTAATGCACTTGTATCAGACATTAAATCTTTAACTTCACTTACAATATTTTCTCCATCCCATTCAATATCTGCATCTTCAGGACCGCCTGTATATCGTGGTTCTGCTTCTACAGCAGAAAATTCATCTGTTGTTCTAACGGAACCTTTTCCTCCTTTAAGAGGAATTTCTTCAGAAGCTTTATAATTTAAATCAACACCAGATTCACCCGGTGATTTTGTAGTATTATACTGTACTCTAACATTACCGGTATCTAAATCTTGTGTAACTCTTATATCATCCACTCCAATAGCATCTTTACCTATTTTTCCCTCTACACTTATTTGATGAACAATTTCTCTTTCCTTCGTTGCAAATCGCTTAGTAACATCCTCACCTTCTCTAATAACTCTATTTACAAGAGGCTTGAACCATGGTGGCATGCCTGGAGGATCTCCAATTGGAACTTGTGTTAAATCTTTTGCAGCTTGTTTGCTACCACCTTTTAATAAACCAAATAATCCTGTTTTAGCAGCACCTGCTGTTGCGGCTCCTGCTCCTATAGCTTTTAAAAATGCTCTTCGCATTTTATCTATTCCACCAAGTTTAAATGGCACTCTTTGATTTGAATCTTCTGCAAGTAAATAACTTAAACCTGTTCTACCACCACCTGCTTTTTTTTCGGGTGGAAAACCTCCAAAATCTACTTTAATAACTTCACCTGATTTTTTAGGTACTACTTTTGGTTCTACAAGAGGTGTATTTAAAATACTTTCTAATTGTTTTTCACTTGTAACTGAATTTACATCAATACCTCTTTTAAAAAGATTTTCTCTAATCATCATTTCACCAAAGTCAATATTACCTTTATTAGGTAATTTCATGATACCTTCTGCATCAGGTTTTATAAGTTGCTTTGCAACAAAATTTCTAATTGAAAAAAATCCTGCCATAATTAATAATACTCAAACTTCCTAGGCGCTTCTGGTGGATCCCAATAATCTTCAGGGTGTTGTATAAAACCACCTTGTCTAAAACGCATAACAGCTTGAGTCATACTATCAACTAAGTCGTCATGATCGCCATGCGGGAATGCTGCACACTCCTCAATGACTTCCTCCGCAAATTTCTGGTCTGGCGCCCATATTAAACCAGATTCAAATAACGGAGCGCATGTATTTACTCTTACATGTTTATCATTTCCTTTGCTAGGTGTAAAGTTCTGAACTGGTATATCCATTTGTCGAAGTTCGTACGTTAAAGGTAGTCCAGATGCCTTTGCTTCGACTATAACTGCCTCAGGTTTCCAATATTTGTACTGATCTAGCGCTAATCTACGTAATTCTGGAAATTCATACCTTCCTTTTATAGCATCTATTAAAATTAAGTTTGGTGGTGCGTCTTCTTCTGGATAAAACACGCCCCAAGTGGTAATTGCCGAATAATCGGCTGTTTCTTTTTTTAAAAACGCAGTATCGTAAGATTGAATGACATAATGCAGGTCTGGAATTTCATCTTTATCCCAAACTCGCCACCATTCACGTTTTATAAGTGCTCCTTCTTCAGAAGTTGGTCTTTGCATCCATTGAGCGTTCCATTTTCCAACTGGTAATGTTGCTTTTACCTTTTCTAATTCGTCTAATTTCCAATATTCGGGCCAAACAGCTTCAGGTTTAGGTCCGTTGTCCAAGATCGCCGGAAATTCGACCACTTCCCACTGGTCAGCTTTAACTTCTTTTTGGTTTTGCAGTAAAATTCCAGTTAAATCTTTTTTACTCCACCTAGTCATTACTAAAATAATTTTTCCACCAGGTTGAAGACGTTGACGAGGACCTGATGTGTACCATTCATACGCATTTTCCATAGCTGTTGGAGACATAGCATCTTGCTCAGAGTGAGGATCGTCAATTATAAGTAAATCTGCACCTCTTCCAGTGATTGCTCCACCGACACCAGCAGCAAAATACTCTCCACCTTGCGCAGTTTCCCAACGTCCCGCAGCTTGACTGTCTTCTTGTAATCTAGTTTTAAAAATTTTTGCATATTCTTCTGAATCAATTAAGTTTTTTGCTTTACGTCCAAAACGAATTGCAAGTTCTCCAGTGTGAGTTGCTTGAATTATCTTTAATTTTGGATTACGGCCCACCATCCATGCTGGTAATAAGTAAGATGCAAACTCAGACTTGGTGTGTCTTGGTGGCATGTTAACAATTAGTCGTGAAATCTTACCAGTTGCAAGGTCATTAAATTTTTTTGCAATATGTCTATGGTGCGCACCTTCAATAAACTCGGGCCAAACACATTTAACAAAGCTTAAAAAGTCATCTTGAGCTTTATTTTGAATTTTTTTCTCCGCATACATTACTTGAAGTTGTCGAAAAGTTTTACGGACGTCTGAAGGTAGCTTACTTATATCTATATTATTTAAATCCATACAAAATTTTTAAAAAATTTTTCGCACCCTTATAGGATGTTGAAGAAGTTTTTACCACCATTGACTGTCTAAATCAAGCAATACAACCTAGAGTAGTGGGACCCCTTTTTATTTAAATGTGGATCGGCCTTTCTTTCTTAAAGTTTTTTGGATTTGGGTTTGGTACCTCTATTGAAGGGGTGAACGAGGGCGCGTTAGCGCCCGCGTTGTGGTTGATGACTCAGTCTAATAGCACCATGTACTGTGGTGCAAAGTATTTTTGAAACCAATGAAGACCTTTACGAACTTTGTCATAGTCTTCCATTAGTTCAGCTTGTAAGATTATATTTCTTACAGCGCCTGCAAACTTTGGTAATGTAGTTTGCTCTCCACTAAAGTGATTAGCTTGTGTAATCTCCTTAGTAATTAAATGATCAGTAGGAATTAAAAAAGGCAACTTAATTACTTTGCCGTTATAACGTACTGATTGTTTTACTTTCATGTTATTCATATCATGGATAATATAGGTTAGATCAATCATTGTCAACAGCTGTTATTACTTTATATGTTTTGCCCTCCATATAACCAAAGTCATGAGTCTTTACTTCAACTTTAATTGGAGTTTCGCTCGGCTTTCTAACAGGGTTTATATTTGCAATCTCATTTCTAAATTGATTTAAAAAACCATGCAAACAATTTTGATTGCAAAAATATGACCATATACTCTTTCTAATATATTCACTTGTTAAAGGAATTTTTCTAGTCCTCAATACCTTATTGGACCCTGAGCCACGCACCCTTGACTGTGTTTTAATCTTATGGCAATCAGGATTATGACACCAATTATAATTACTCATACTTTGGCAATCCCTCTAACATTGACATAAATCCACTAAATAAAATTATTAAACCTAGAATAAAATGTTGTGAATGCAATGCTGTAATTACTCCTAACATTGTTAAAATCAATCCAACTAAAACCATTAATAATCGTCCTATCATTATGCTTTCCTCACAGAATAATTGACAGCAGTTCTTGGGTGTTCTGCGTCTAAATCCCAAAAGTTATAACAAGGGAAACCTTTTAAATCTGTCCATTGTCTAGAAACAAATTTTTTAAAGTTTCCGCTCCATTGATCGTAGTATTCGTGTTCATCAACTCCACGACAGTTTATAAACGCTTGTCGTGATTTAGCATACCAACTAAAGTATTTTATGTTTTGTTTTGTCATCTTTCCTCTTTCTGTTAATGGGATAATCCTATAATAGAATTATCCCATTGTCAAGTGTTAATTTACACTTTCATTTTGTTGTTGCTCGTACAACATT